TGGTCTTACTAAGTTTAGTATGGAAAATGTACCACCTAATCATTTCTTTTTAGAATATATAGCAAGACCACAAACTGCAGAAATATTTTTTGAAGATGTATTAATGGCTTGTATATTTTATGGTATGCCTATACTTGCTGAAAACAATAAACCAAGATTATTATATCATTTTAAAAGAAGAGGTTATAGAGGTTACGCAATGAATAGACCAGATAAAATATATAATAAATTATCCGTAACAGAAAGAGAAATAGGTGGAATACCTAATTCTAGTGAAGACATTAAACAAGCACATGCCGCAGCAATTGAAAGTTATATAGAAACATATGTAGGTTTAAGAAATGATAATACATATGGAGATGTATATTTTCAAAGAACATTAGAGGATTGGGCTAAATTTAACATAAATAATAGAACAACTCATGATGCTTCTATTAGTTCTGGATTAGCTATAATGGCTTGTAATAAAAATAAATATAGACCTGTTCCTAAAATTATTAGAAAAAATTATGATTTAGGAATAAAAAAATATGATAATAGTGGGTTGTTATCTAAAATTATAGATTAAATGAAAAGTATATACACTAATGGTAATAGTATTTTTCCTAACCAAGTGGTTAGTGACGCTGAAAAGGCTAGTTGGGAATATGGAGAGCAAGTTGCTCAAGCTATAGAACAAGAGTGGTTTAATCAGGGTAGAACAAATGGTAATAGATATTTAACTACTTGGAATAACTATAATAGATTGAGATTGTATGCAAGAGGTGAACAACCTACATCTAAATATAAAGATGAATTATCTATTAATGGTGATTTATCTTATCTTAATTTAGACTGGAAACCTGTTCCTATTATATCTAAATTTGTTGACATATTAGTTAATGGAATATCTAATAAACAATATGATATAAATGCATTTGCTCAAGATCCTGAATCTTTAGAGAAAAGAACCAATTATGCTGAAATGTTAGCTCAAGATATTTTTGCGAGACAAACAATGGAAGATATAGTTAATAAACTTGATTCTTCTTTATTTAATACTACAATTCCAGAAAGCAAACTACCTGAGGATGAAGTTGAGTTAGAACTACACATGCAACTTAATTATAAGCAAGCGGTAGAAATTGCTGAAGAAGAAGTAATAAACCAAGTATTAGACACAAACAAATGGGAGTTAACAAAGCGAAGAATTAATTATGACTTAGTTACATGTGGAATTGGTGCTTGTAAAACTAATTTCAATTTATCTAATGGTATAACAGTTGATTATGTTGATCCAGCTTACTTAATATATTCTTACACAGAAGATCCAAATTTTGAAGACATATACTATGTAGGTGAATTAAAACCAGTTACTTTACCTGAAATAGCTAAACAATTTCCAACATTAGATGATGCTACTTTAGAAAAAATACAACAACAACAAGGTAATAGAACCTATATGTATGGATATGGTAATGGTCCATGGGATCAAAATACTATTCCATTATTATATTTTGAATACAAAACTTATAGCGATCAAGTATTTAAAATTAAAGAAACTGAATATGGATTAGAAAAAGCATTAGAAAAACCTGATACTTTTAATCCACCAGAAAATGATAATTTTCAAAGAGTAGGTAGAACTATAGAAACATTATATAGAGGAGTTAAAGTTTTAGGTACTGATATAATGTTAAGATGGGAGATGTGTCCTAATATGACTAGACCTAAAGCCGATACTACTAAAGTAGAGATGAATTATGCTATATGTGCACCTAGAATGTATAAAGGAAGAATTGATTCTACGGTAAATAGAATTACTGGATTTGCAGATATGATCCAGATAACTCACTTAAAACTTCAACAAGTTATAGCTAGAATGGTACCAGATGGTGTATTTTTAGATATGGATGGGTTAGCTGAAGTTGATTTAGGTAATGGTACAAATTATAATCCTGCTGAAGCATTAAACATGTATTTTCAAACTGGTTCTGTAGTAGGTAGATCTTTAACTCAAGACGGAGAATTAAATAGAGGTAAAATACCAGTTCAAGAATTACAAACATCAGGTGGGCAAGCAAAAATACAAAGTTTAATTAGCACGTATAATTATTATTTACAAATGATAAGAGATGTGACGGGATTAAACGAAGCACGAGATGGAACATTGCAAGATAAAGATACTTTAGTAGGTTTACAAAAACTTGCTGCACAAGCATCTAATATCGCAACTAAACATATTAATAACGCTAGTTTATTTTTAACTCTTAGAGCATGTGAAAATATTTCTAAGAAAGTTGGAGATATGTTAGATTATCCTTTAACAGCGGAATCTTTAAAAAACAGTATAACTAATTTTAATACTTCTACTTTAAAAGAAATAGATAGTCTTAATCTTCATGATTTTGGTATATTCTTAGATTTAGAACCTGATGAAGAAGAAAAAGCTACATTAGAGCAAAACATACAAATAGCATTGTCTGGAGGAGGAATAGATTTAGAAGATGCAATAGAAATAAGACAGATACGTAATTTAAAATTAGCTAATCAAATGCTAAAAATGAAGCGTAAACGTAAATTAGCAAGAGAAAGACAAATGCAGGCTGAAGCAGCACAGCAACAAGCTCAAGCTAATACTCAAGCGGCTCAACACGCAGCTGAAGCTGAAGTTCAAAAACAGCAAGCTTTAACAGCTGAAAAAGTTAATTTAGAGCAAGCTAAATCTCAGTTTGAAATACAACGTATGCAAACAGAGGCAGAAATAAAAAGACAATTGATGGCTGAAGAATTTAATTATCAGCTACAATTAGAACAAATGAAAAATCAACGTGAATCAAACAAAGAACAAATGATTGAAGATCGTAAAGACAAAAGAACAAGAATAGCTGGTAGTCAACAAAGTCAAATGATAGATCAAAGACAAAATGATCTTTTACCTATTGATTTTGAAGCTCAAAGTGGGCAACAACCAACTATTTAGTATTAACTATTTAATTATATTATATTATGGCTGAAGAAGCAGTAAAACAAGAAGGAGACTTTTCTTTAAAAGGAAAGGTTAAACCTAAAAAACCAAAACAATTAGATATAGCTAGTAAAGAAATAGCTAAAATTGATTTAAAGAAAAAAGAAGAAAAGGTTACTGAAGAAGTACCTAAAATGGATTTAACTAAAAAACCAGAAGAAAATGCCATTCAAGAGCGAGAAACAGAGGAAATTTCTATGGGCGAATCACCCGGAGATAGCAAAAAAATGGACGAACAAATACGGGTCAGCGATACAGATGTTAAAGAGGAATCTCCGCTCGAAGTAATTGAAGAAGTTAAACCTAAAGAAGAAATAAAAGAAAAACCTCAATTAATTAAAACTCCAGAATTACCAGAAAATGTAGAAAAATTAGTTACATTTATGAATGAAACTGGAGGGACAGTAGAGGATTATGTAGAACTTAATAAAGATTACTCTAAATTAGACAATGATCAATTATTAAAAGAATACTTAAGAAAAACAAAACCTCATTTAGATGCAGAAGATATTAGTCTTATATTAGAAGATTATCAATATGATGAAGATTTAGATGAGCAAAAAGATATACGTAGAAAAAAACTAGCTTATAAAGAAGCTGTTGCTAATGCTAAAAAAGATTTAGAAAATAAAAAATCTAAATACTATGCTGAAATTAAGCAGAGACCAGGTGTTACTCAGGATCAACAAAAAGCTATGGATTTTTTCAATCGTTATAATAAACAGCAAGAAACTATAAAGCAAACTCAGGAAAGATTTAGAACTCAAACTAAAGATTTATTCCAAAATGAATTCAAAGGTTTTGAATATTCATTAGGAGATAAAAATTTTAGATATAAAGTTCAAGATCCTGAAAAAGTTGGCCAAACACAAGCTAATATTGAAAACTTTGTTAATAAATTTTTAGATGAAGAAGGAAATATTGGTGACATGCCTGGTTATCATAAAGCTTTATATGCTGCGATGAATGCTGATAAACTAGCTTCTCATTTTTATGAGCAAGGTAAAGCAGACGGAGTTAAAAACTTAGTCAAACAATCAAAGAATCCAGCTACAGAAGCGCCGAGGCAGGTTGCCAGTGGGGACGTATTTGTTAAAGGGTTTAAGGTAAAAGCTGTAAGTGGAGCGGATTCATCAAAATTGAAAATCAAAAAACGAACATTTAATAATTAAAATTTAGAAAAATGGCTTTAACCCCACAATTTGGTACTATTGTACCAAGTCAAACGCAGGAAGTCTTACAATCTAACTATTTACAGTGGACAGATAAAGCAGCTGCTGATTTTGCGGATTTCGCACAACAGTATTTGCCTGAGATCTATGAAGCTGAAGTTGAGAGATATGGTAATAGAACCTTATCTGGATTCTTAAGAATGGTTGGTGCTGAGCTTCCTATGACAAGTGACCAAGTAATCTGGTCTGAACAAAATAGATTACACATAGCATACGATAACGCTACTTTTGTTAGTGCTACCGGTGTTATTACGCTTAACCCAGGTGCGGTTGCAGGTGTATACAACGTTATTTCTCCAAGATCAACAGTTGTCGTTATGGACGACTTTGGTGCGGAGGCAAAATGTTTTGTATCTGCTTCAACTCCAGGTGCTGCTGGAACAATTACTGTACAACCTTATACTGCTGCAACTTTAGCTGCTGCTGGTTTAGTAGGTGCTGTAAAAGTATTTGTTTACGGTTCTGAATATTTCAAAGGTTCATCTACTCCAAATTATTCTGGAGCTGGTGCTGCTACAGGTAATGAATACATTAGTGTTGATCCACAATTTACTCAATACCAAAACAACCCTATCATTATTAGAAACAAATACGTTGTAAATGGTTCTGATATGGCACAAATCGGTTGGGTAGAAGTTGCTACAGAAGATGGAACTGGTGGATACTTATGGTATCTAAAAGCTGAGTCTGAAACAAGACTTAGATTTGAGGATTACCTTGAAATGATGTGTGTTGAAGGTGAATTAAATACAGGTGGTGCAATTGCTGCTGGTGATAAAGTAAAAGGTACTCAAGGTCTTTTTGCTGCTATCGAAGCTAGAGGTAATGTACAGGTTGGATTTGCTGCTGCTACTGGTATCAGTGACTTTGATGGTATTTTAAGAAACCTAGATACTCAAGGAGCTATTGAAGAAAACATGCTTTTCTTAGATAGACAAACTGCTTTAGATTTTGATGATATGCTTGCTGCTATATCAGCTGGATCTGCAGGTGGTACTGCTTTTGGATTATTTGAAAACTCAGAAGAAATGGCTTTAAACTTAGGTTTTAGCGGTTTTAGAAGAGGTTCTTATGATTTCTATAAAACAGACTGGAAATACTTAAATGACGCTTCTACACGTGGTGCTATGACTGGACCAAACTCTATTGAAGGAGTTTTAGTTCCTGCTGGTACTACTACTGTATATGATCAAATTTTAGGAACTAACATCAGAAGACCTTTCTTACACGTAAGATATAGAGCTTCTCAAGCTGATGATAGAAGAATGAAATCTTGGTTAACAGGTTCTGCAGGTGGAGCATTTACTTCAGATCTTGATGCAATGGAGGTTAACTTCCTTTCAGAAAGATGTTTAGTAACTCAAGCTGCTAACAACTTTGTATTATTCAAAGGAGTGTAATTTTTATATAGGTAAGGGCGCTTCGGCGCCCAATACCTTAATTATTTAATTTTATTATATCATGACAAAAAAGAAAAAAAAAGAAGTGGTAGTTGAAGAAACTCCACAAGTAGAAGTAGCAGTTGCTACTCCTAAAAAACCAGTTAAAAAAGATAGCTGGGAAATAAAAGATAGAACTTATATACTTAAAGGAGATAAAGAACCTTTGACATATACTATACCAAGTAGACATACAAGAAGACATCCATTATTATGGTTTGATACAGAAAAAAATTCTCAAAGAGAATTAAGATATGCAACTAATATGAGTTCTCCATTTGTTGATGAACAAAAAGGAGAAGTAACATTAGGTCATATTACTTTTAGAGATGGAACTTTAAACGTTCCTAAAGAAAAAGTAGCTTTGCAGAAATTACTTTCTATATATC